CAACTATAGCATATAATAGTAAAGGAAAAGCATATAATGAAGACTTTGTTAATTTTTATATAAAAGGAGTAGACTCAAAAGGTAACAAAGTAAATTCGAAGCTAGTATCAGATAATTATCTAACCAAAGTTAAAAATTTTCAAAATAAATATCAACATACCCAAGCACCCTCACATGGAGAATACTATCTAGAAGAAAGAGGAGATGCAAGAGCAAGTGAACTAGAAAGCGGAATAGAACTAAGTGGAGAAACAAGAGCTACTGAAACATTTGAAGGATTAGATAAAGGAGGAATAGTTAAACCACATAAAACTAGAAACTACAATAAATCAGGAAATGTATCAACACCATCTCCAGCTCTTCCAGATATCTATCAAATGGATAAAGGAGTATTTGAGCTTATTAATTATCAAGGAGGACAAAATAAAAATAAATAGCTATATTTACATTCCGCTATAAGAAACGAAATAAAAGAGCATTAGCATAACAAGAAATATTACGAAACTAAAATAGATTTTATTATATTTGTAAATAGAGAAATTATGAGCGAAACAAAAGAACAACCAACAGAAGATCAAAAACCCTTAGATGCTATATGGGATATTGATGAAGTAAGCTTTGATGAATCTTTCGGTTTATCTACAGGAGATGCTGATCCCGTACTAGGGAATTTAAAGGTAGAAGAACCTATAGTACCAGAACTTAAAGAAGAGGAAGAAGTAGAAGACACTAAAGAAGTAGATATAGAGACTCCTTTAGCTAAAGAGCTTCCAGAACCAGAAGTAGACTTCAAAGAAGAAGACGTAATAAATGAGCAAGAAGAAACAAAGGGTGCAGAAACTACAGATCCTTTAGAACTTTTTGCCGAAGAGCTAGCTAAACAGGAGATCATTGAAATAGATGATGACTTTCAACCAACAGAAAAAGGACTCCTGGAAGCTGTGAATGGTACGATTGATAAAAGAGTACAAGAAGAAATTGATTACTTTCAAAAAACTTTACCAGAAGATGGTAAGTCACTTTTAAAACATCTGATGGATGGGGGGCAAGTCAATACTTTTCTTGAAACATTTTCAACTCCTAATATTTCTGAAATGGAAGTTACGGGATTTGATAATCAGTCAAATCAAAAACATGTTTTAAAAGAATTCATGAAACTTCGTGGAGATTCCCAGGAAGATATAAATGAAGCTCTTGAAATGTATGAAGATAATGGTGTCTTGGAAAGACAAGCTACCAAAGCAAAGGGAAGGTTGGAAAAATACTATGATCAGCAAAAAGAACAACTGGAACTTAAAAGAAATCAGGAAAAAGAAGCTAAAGAAACTCAGAGGAAAGAAGTAATTAGTAATATTTCAACTACAATTCAAAACTCTGAACATATTAAAGGGTTTCCTTTAACTACAAAAAGCAAAAAGAACTTGGTCGCATATATGACGGAACCTAACATTAAATTAAAGAATGAAGATGGAACCCCACAATATGTAACTCAGTTCCAGGCAGACGAAATGAATGCATCTCAAGATATAAGCGATTTTATCTTAAAAGCATACCTTCGAATGACTGATTTTAACCTGGATGGGTTAAAAAAGAAAACTGTTAGTAATTTTAGTAAGAGGTTCAAGAAGAGTCTTCAAAGCAAAAAAGAACTAACAGATACTCCAGGAATGTTTGGAGGAGATAAAAGACCTAATATAGCAGCAGGAAAAGGAGCTGAATGGTCTATATAATAGATTGATTAATTATTTAATAACTTAAAATTTAATAAAATGAGCCGAGCAAGAAATTCATTAACAGTATTAACAAGGCCTTGGCATGCAAACTTCACCGAAGTAAATCACTTAGGTGCTGCGTTTCTAGCCGAGCCTCATAAATTTGATCAAGTGTTAACTAGAGTTTTTACAGCTTCTCGTTTATCCGATAATCCAATTATTGCGATGACCAAAGGAGCAGGTAGAACTTCAGAGATAGAATCATTTGATTGGGAATGGGAATTGATGGGAGCATCATCTCGTCCTTTGATTAGTTTAGGAGACTTCACTGGTGGTGCAGCTCACCCTGGAATTGGATTAGTTGATTTCAAAATAAAATTGGATGAAGACTGGTTTAAACCTGGTGATGTAATCGTAGGAGATGTCGGAAAAGACTTCAAATTACGTGTACAACAAGCTCCAGTTGCTGATGGTGACGGATATATATACACAGTACGTCTATTAACAGATGACACTACTTTATCTTTTCCAGCAGCAGGATTAACAGCTGGAAAACCATTCAGTAAATTATTCTCAGTATACGAAGAAGGCGGTGACCAATCAGGTTCCACTACTTACGCAATGCCTATGAAACTACGTTCTCAACTTTCTACTCTTAGAAAAGAGTATTCAGTTACAGGAGACGCAGCTAACCAAGCATTAGTAGTAGCACTTATGGATGCTGATGGTAAAACTTATAAAGATTTCAAATGGGTTAAATATGCTGAAGCAGAATACTGGATCCAATGGTATAAAGAGATCGAAAGAAGTTTATGGTATAATACTAGAGCAAATACAGTACGTGGAGCAAACGGTAGAGCTGCAAGAACTGGTCCTGGTATCCAAGATCTTTTAAGAGATTCTCACAGACATGTATATAATACATTAACTGAAAAGTTAATTCGTGAGTTCTTACTTGACATCTTCTTTGGAAGAGTTGAAATGAACAATCGTAACATTGTAGCTTATACTGGTGAATATGGAATGTTAGCATTCCACCAAGCCATGGTAAATGCATCATCTCCTTTCTTGACAGTTGATACTAACTTCATTAAAGGTGCTGGAGCTGGAGTTTCAGGAAATAATCTTCAATTCGGTGGTCAGTTTGTTAAGTATGTGGGGCCTAATGGAATCACACTTACTCTTCGTCATAATCCAATTTATGATGATAGGGAAATCAACCATCAAATGGATCCTAATTTACAAATTCCAGTTGAATCTATGAGGTTTACCTTCTTAGACTTCGGCGGTAGAGGAGCAGGAGATAGCAACATCAAATATGTCCACAAAAAATCTGGATATAAATTGGGTTATGTTTCAGGTCTTCAAACACCTTATGGTGCTAACAAAGGAGGATTAATGAGTAATTCCAAAGATAGTTATACAATGATAGTTCATGATCAATGCGGAGTCCAAATTGATGATGTTACTCGTTGTGGTGAACTGATCTTAGGAACAGAATAATTATTAACCGTATAAAAATAATAGTATGAACAAGACTAAGCATTTAGTATACGTGAAACCAATACTTAAAGAAAGATGGCATAACTTACATCTGCAAGGTAGATCAAAGTTTGCTGACACTTATGATACAATTCAACCCGTCTATAGCTCAAAGCTAGGACACCTAGCTACGGGCTTAGATGAGGGAGATGCAAAAAGATTAGGTGCAGTACTTGGAGTTAACTTAACTCCCTCTACGAATAACGAATATTGGGCACATTTTAAGGTGAAAATGCATGATAAAACCATGGTATTTGATCTTAGTAATGCACTTGATGAAGTTAGGATTAGTGTTTTGAGAGCCTGCAAATGGGTAGCAAACTCCAAAAAAGAATTAGAAGATGGAGCTTGGCCTGAAGCTAAATATTTTATCTTTGATGAGCAACAGGAAATTCAGTCTGAAGCAAAAAAAGTTGAAATAATAGCTAAAGCAGTCATTGAATTTAATAAGTTATCACCTGGTAAACGGCTAGATATCTTAAAAATATTTGGAAAAATAGGAGACAACAATACAGCTGACTTCACTTATACCAAATTATATGATATTTTAGAGGAAGATCCTAAGGAATTCCTAAGGGTAGTTTCTATGAAAAAAGAAGAGATTGCTATACGATCTTTACTTTTCGATCTGGAACGAACAGGAATCTTCAGGAGAAGACAAGCAGCTTACCTATATAATGATAGCCAAGTTGGTTTCGATTATGACGATACAGTACAAAATTTACTGAATCCGAAGAATCAAGAATTATTAATTAAATTAAAGAGTGACTTAGAAAGTAGAACTTATGACGGTGCAAGAAATGCATTACGAACTGAAACTAAAGCTAAATAA